TTCAAGGTATCTCCATTTTTGATCATCATTCATAAATGCAGTCGTCACCGCATTCGCGGATGTAGTGACGATGACTGTTTCATACAGTTTTGGTAATCTCACCTCTACCGGAATCCATCCAAAATCACTCATGTATCACCCCTTCTATGTCAAACGAAAGTTGCCCTGGAATTGTCATGTCTTCCATCCACCAATCAAAACATTCTTTCCCGCTTTTCCAATCTGTCTTAAACCCGTCTTTTACTCTCTTCTGGATCATCCGGTCAAAAGCAGACATGTAAGCGTTTTTATAAGCTGGAAAATCGCAAAATTCCTTTTCGCGATTTTTTCTTCCGGACAAAGGGCATCCTACGCACCCAACGCGGTTATACCCATTTTGGTAAAGACCGCACACAATGATGTTTTTTTCTTTGATAAAGTCCCAAATTTCCGAATCCGTCCAGCTGATAATTGGATTGCACACCGTTTCTTTTTTTGCTTTGCTTTCGATACAAAAGTGCAGTCAAAAGGCGACGCTTCTTCTGCCGATTTCCCACATTCTTTGGCTTCCTGCTTTGCTTCCTCGTATACCTCTTGGATATGATCCGTCGTAAAGCGTAAACTCTCTTTTTTTGTCTTTCCTATAACCTCGAAAGCACTGCGTGTTTTTCTTGACGTTGACTCCAATTTCCTCACGCCGGTTGCCACCATGCGATCGGCTCCATCTTTTTCTTTAAGCTCTTTACAGCAGTATCGGACAAGTCGCGTTGGTGGCATCCTTTTCCTGACGATCAGATCCCACATAGAGGTCTGATGCGGTGGAAGATTTTGAATAACGGTCTTTATCCCGTGTCTCTGTAAGTGCTCAAAAGTGTGTCTGATATGATATACAGTTGGTGGAGCGTCTACTGTCGTGTGGCTATTGTGGACTTCAAAATCGGCTGGATTAAGGCATTCCATCGCAAGTCTGAGCATCACATCGCTATCCTTCCCTCCGCTATACGTAATGATGAGCGGTTTTTTGTAGTAATCTCTGCTCATATCAGCAGCTAGTCGGAGAATCTGCTTGCTTTCATCCAATTTGTTCAAAACGCTCCCTCCTTAAAAGGCCCGTCCTCTTCATTCCGTTTTCTTCTTGCTGATCTGCTCAATCTTGCGCTGTATGTACCAAGCCGCTTTCTGCAAGTCCTCGACCTCTTTGCTCTGATCCTTCTTGCCTGCCCTGCTGATGTACTTGACCGCATTTCCAAGGCAAAAGCCCAAGTCTTTATCTTCGATGTAGTCGATTACTTCGATCTTCCCATCTGTGTAGTGTGATGGATGATTAACCGGATCGTTTTTGTTCTCTTCCTTTTCTGGTTCCGCTTCGGAGTAGAGCCAGAAAAGGAATTCTTGATTACAGCTATGACAGCCTTCATGGTGTTTATTTAAATCACACACATTACAATCTAAACCGTTACATTTAACCGGTTTTCCATCTACAATCGCAGGATGTGAATATATATCAGGCATTAAATTTAATATCTCTTCAAGACTATGCTTTTCAAAATGCTTCATTTTCTGCTCCTTTTCACAGGTAGCTTTGTCCGTATCTCTTCCGGAAGGCTTCTCTTGCCGGATCCTCGCCTTTTTTCAGCCCCAGCTTGAGCCTGTAATACTCCTTTTCGAAGGCTAGCTGTCCTGCGAGCTTTGACATGGCTTCTGCTGCCGGATTGTCGTGCACTCTTTCTATCACGCTGCCTCCTGCTGCCCCTGTATGCTCTCTTGTCGTCAGCGGGATTGTCAGACCGTCCTTGTCTGCAAGCGTCCGCAATGCCCCGCTTCTGCCCCATATCAGGTGATGTGTCTCCTCTGCAGGACTTCCGGATATTGCGGAAATTCCTGTGTACTCTGTGACGATGCTGCGCTTAGACATCTCTCCCTCCAATCCGGAAGTCTTCCCGTCTTGCTCCGTCCGCGAGCGCGATACCGATCAGGACCATCCCTAGGATAGATGCTGCTGCGATAATATCCGCCACAATTTTGGCTGCCTTTCTTATCGTTCTCATGCTTTTGTGCTCTCTTTCTTCACCGTCTTCTTTTCTACACTGATTTCTCCTTCTGCATTCACCCATACCTTTGCAGTTGTGTTTTTGGTCAGCTTCAGCGTCATCTGCATCATTGTGCCTTCTCGGATATCATCAGCTGCTTCTGTCAGCAGCTCTGCAACTCTTGTATCCCCGAAAATCTCCTTGATCGTGCTCTTGCACTTCCTGATTTCTTCCTGCTTCTCCTTATCTTTTTTCGATTCGCTGCATCCGCACTCAAGAGTCGCAGCTTCGTTGATCTCTTCCTGTGTCGCATCCTCATTCACCCGGACAAGGACATACTGTCCGCAGTGTCTGCAGGTCCCGTGTACTTCCATCATTCTTCCCGTTCCTCCTTCAGTCTGAGCATACTCAGGTCATTCAGTGCATCCTGCAGCTCCATCGATGCACTCTCATACTTTTCCATCGTATCCTGGATCACATACTGCTCTTCATCTGCCCTCAGATGTCCTATCGCAGATAACTGCATCTTCATCACGGCCACCTTGTCCATGATTACTTTCAGAGAGTCACGTGCTTCCTGCGTCCCACGGAGCGGCTTCTCCGGCTTTGGCATCGGAATATTCTCCTCTTCCGTGTGCTTCTCTTCATGGGGATCCCCATGCTTTTCGGCATTTTCCAATTGCGCTGGCGCAATTTTCACTTTTGCTTCCGGTTTTGCCTTCTCACATGGGGAATTCAGCGTTTCCGGCATTTCTTCTCCGTAAAGGCCTTTCCACGCTTCTTCCGGTGTCTCCCAGCCTTCCGTCGCGTTCTCTCCCATCGGGCCTTTCAGGATTTCATCTATCGTGCTCTGCAGCTCCAGCCACTTTACATCGCTTGTCTGGTCTTCCCTGATCTGTGTCAGCTTCGGTTCCTTCTCTTCTCCGTCAAAGGTAAGGAGGATCTTTCCAAGCCCCGCAGGCCTCGACTCCAGCACGGCCACTCCGGACGATGCGAGCACGTCAAGGATCAGGCTCTTTTCGTCTGCTTCCGTCTTCGTTTCCTCCCACTTCTCAAAAATCCCCCGAAACTCTGCCGGCTTTCCGTGAAAGTATGCTTTCAGCATTGCCGTCAGCGGATTGTCCGCCTGCTGCCCCTCCATCGCCACCTCAAGCGGCGTGATCGCCTGCTCCTGTCTCACTTCCTCTTTGATCTGGCGAATCTCTTCCTTGGACAGGTCTGCAGGGATTGCTTCCGCTACGCTGTCCGGGAGAGACAGCATCTCCGAGAGCTTCGTGAGTCCGTGGCTCTGATACTCCTCCTTTATTCCTCCATTGGGATTTCCGAATTTTTCGAAAACTCCGATAAACCTGCTTGTCTGATCCGGTCGGAGGCCGTACTCCTTCAGTGCAAATTCGCCCATTCCTGAATAGCCGGAATCCTTTAGGATATCCGTGTCACGCGCCTCCTTGAGCATCTGTCCGATTTCTGCAAAGTCGTTTGCCGTCCTCCCGATGACATAATCCATTTTTGCCTTGAAGCCTTTATACCCGCCATACTTCAGCTGCATATCACTCGCCACCTCTGCGGTCAGTGTGAGCTTCCTCGTATAGTCTTCCTGGCTCTCTTCTTTTTTCTCAAGTTTTACTTCTCCGATATATCCTTCTTCCATGTGCTCCTCCTTATCCTGCTGCCATCAGCAGCTTCTTTTCGGTCTTTTCTCCCTGATTTTCTTCTTTCGCCATTGCATCCAGGTTCTTTCTGACCTGCCTTATCCATTCCTGCAGTACTTCGTCCGTTTCTTTCCAGTCCGGTTTCCTGTCGTAGGCGGCGTATGCCTGCAGAATCTTTTCTCCGTCGGTCTCAATTGTGTACCACGGCTCTTCCGGTGCTTCTTTCTTTCTCAGGAAGCATATCCAGCTCTTCCGCGTGGCCATCTTGACCATGTAGGTATCCGAAGCTCCCACACAGTGATGCTGCATCCGTCCTTCGTTGATGATGTCTTCTGCGGATTCTGCCGGCCGGACAAAATAATCGTCCTGCTGCCATTTGAAGATCTTTCTGTTCCTCTCCAGATCCTTTCGGATCCCTGGAAATTTCGCCGCCCGTTCTTCATCCTTCTTCCGATTCAGTTCTTCCAGATAGAGATCGTGGAAGTACCTCCATCTCTTGTTTCGGTAGATAATCTCGCTGTGGATGTCACTTCCGCGCCGTTCGGCCATATCCAGATAGTCCCGGTACATCGTGATTTTTTCTTGACAGCTCATTTCTTTTTCTGTCGTCTCCATGAGCTTCCAGAAGTGGTTCGCATTGATTCCCTTCCCCAGAATTTCCGCAATCTGGTCCAGTGTGGTATCTCTTTTTATTTTCCCGATCTTTTTCAGTGTCTCATCGGTCGCCTTCGGGCACAGATCCAACGTGATCAGCATCATGCTGTTTGCATTCATGGCGATCAGGCGCTTTGCCTTCTGCCTTCCGACCCTTTCCAGAGCATCCGCCATCTTGGCCACACCTGCCGCCCCCTCTGCGTTGATGAACTCCGCCAGGCACTTGCCAAGTCCCGCTTTTATCGCTCTTTCCGCAAGATCCGGCGTTCTTTTTACCGCATCCATCAGTTTCCATCTGCAGATTTTCCCCGGAATCCCTCTGATGATTTCTCTCCCCTGTATCCCAATTCCAAGGTCTTCAAGGTTTTTGGGATAGAAATCCGTTTGAAGCGGCGTGTACGTCATGATGCACTTCTTATCCCACCACCTTTGTTTTGTGCCGTAAAAATTGCGGACTGTTCCGTAGTACCAGTCGCTCCATTTCTTCGCTCCGATCTCACTTGCGTACCCTCGGACGACTTCCGTCACAGACATCTTTTCCGGATTCTTGAAAAAAACAACCCTGAAGATGCGCTCCACGATCCTTCCATCCGGTACTCTCTGAAAAAGCGATGTGAAGTGCACGCGTGTATACTTGTCTTCCACCGACTGGTATCTTTTCTTTATCCAGTCCACAAAGCGCGGAGGCAGTGCCGGAACGTCCTCCATCATCTCCTGGATTCTTTGGAACTTCCGATTCTGCGCATCGCATCTCTTTCTCCAGCTAATTCTGTACTCGTAGCTATCTATCTGGTTCATTGCACTCCCTGAGCCTTTGCAGAAGCTCTCTGCTTCTTTCCGCGACTTTTTATCGCGTGGCCAGTTCTCGATCTGGCACGTACTTGTGATTCTTGTCCTTGACCATGTGCATGTTTCTGTGTCATAGGTCTGGTATCCGTCTTTCCACGTAAAGTGCACCCTGTCGGAGTCCGGAAGCACTGTCATCAGTGCCATTCCGTCCGGTGTCCGGATCCTTTTTATAAAAGGCTCTCCTGCATTTTCCGGGATGTGCTTCAGCAGCTCTTTCTTTTTCATCCCGTCACCACCTTCAAAATGATCTCTTTAAGGTCTCGATCCGTCCCGCAGGCCACGCCCACGGATCCCTGCTTTCCATCTCTTGCCCTTTTCTCCAATTCAGACCATACCTTATCGATCCTGCTGCCCTTCTTCATAAAGGCTCTGCACGCCTCCGGATCCGTCGTCATGGCTCTCGCCATCCCGTATATGATCCCTGCTGCCGTTCTCGGTATCTCTGTCTGCTCCTCCTGCACCTTGATTCTCCCAAGAGCTGCCTGTCTCAGCGTTGCAAGCTGCTTCGTATCTCCGGCAACATAGTCCGCAACATCCTCCGGATCCATCCCGTTTTCCAGCGCCAGAGCTCTCAGGCTGTCCAGATCTCCCTCTTTCTTCAGTCCTTCTGCTGCCTTGTTCAGCTCTTCCAGGTCCATCTCTCCGAAGCACTCAAACAGGTTTTCTTTCTCTTTTTGTTTATTTTTCATTGCATTCCCCTTTCCGGAGCAGATCTTCATACAGATCTACCCGCTTTACCTGCGCGGCAATCTGATATCCCTGAAGTGCTTTTGCCACGCGCTCCCACTTTTCTTTTCTCTTTATCGGTCTTCCTTTTGACCGGACCCATCCGTCTCTTTCCCACCTCTTCAGGCTCAAAATTCCGGATGCGAGCGGCCGGCAGTCCGTGATAATCAGGACGCTACTTGCGCCAGCGCAATTTGGCTTCATTCTCCCTGCTGCCTCTGCAAGTGCGAGCAGTAATGCTCCGTATCTGTCCTCAAGACAGTCATGCCACCCTTGTGCTGTCCCTATGCAATTCCCCATGTCGACGGCCTCCATGACGTACCCGCAGGAGCACTCCTGCTTCTTCGGAGTCCGGTTGTCTGTAACCAGATAAATATTTGTTTGCACTACGGTCTCCTCCTTGTCGTCCTGATCAGGATATATCTCTGCCACGGAAGCCCCGTCACCGGATTCTCTCCGGATACAACGGATCCTTTTTCGATTTCGAAGCCTTTCGGTGCTTTGGGCTCCGGCTTCCATCTCTTTTGATAGATCTTTTCGATCTTTGGCTGCGGAACAATCAGGTTGCGGCTCCGGCTGTAGTACATCTGATTTTTCCCTGGCTCTTCTTTCTCTTTTGTCTCTTTCTTCACGAGATAATCTGCCAGCTGCTCATAGTCTCCATCGTCCAGCAATACAAACATCGGTCGGCCCCACGGCCAGCACTTCCTGACCAGCTTGTCGGTGTCGATCCCTGACCGGATATTCTGGATAATCAGGTGATGATGGTAGGCCCCTTTTTGCCCCTGCTCTGTCACTGCGACCCACTTAAATGACAAATCCTTCTTCTTGTACGCCGCCCGCATTTTCCCTATGAATGTACTGAGCCTCTTTTTTGCTTCTTCCAGGCCTTCCGGTCTCTCATCCTGTCTGTATGTCAGCGTCAAGTGGTAATCATCTTCTGCAAAATTCGCGAGGATCAGTCTCTGCACCGTCCTCGCTCTCTTCTGGCTGTCCCACCTCCTGATCTCGTCCGGTGATCTTGCTCTTTTTCCTCTTTCCTCTTTCGGTCCTCTCTGGACCGGGTAGTACTTTATGACCACGACTGCTCTTCCGCAGTCATATGTCTTTTTGTGGTACATCTCTAACTTTCCTGTCCTTATCGAGCGGAAAAGCCCGATTTTTCGGGCTTTTCTCTTGTCTCCATACTGCAGGAATGCTATACTGATTATGTCAATTGAATGTCTATAGCATTCCCGAAGCAGTGGCTTTCCCGAGTCACTGCTTCATTTTTTATGTTCTTCTTCCGGATTTATGCCGGCTTTCTTCAGTGCTGCATAGCAGATATGCCCTCTTTCCATCCCCAGGGTCTTGCAGTGCTTGTCACACCAGCCTTTCATGCCTGCTTTTTCTGACGACTCCTGCACCGTGCCTCCGTAAATGCACCGGACTGTCATAGCCCTGCCTTCCTTCCGCGCCACATCTGTGTCTGTGCGGCGGTCACCGTCACTCCGTATTCCGCTGCGATCTCTGTCCAGCTCTTCCCGGCTTCTCTTGCCTCGATCAGCTCCTTTCGCTCTGCATCCGTCCACGCGTGAAAGCCTTTCCGTGTATGCTTTCTCCTCTTCTCCTCTTCTATTCTCTTTTTGGCGGCTCTCTGTGCTTCCCAGCTCTCCGGAATCTTGAATTCCTCGTGATATTCTCTTGTCGGCTGCAGCTTCGGTTCTGGAAGCGTCACTTTTTTCACCTTTGCTTGCATTTTTATCTCCGTCATGGTATTGTCTTATTACACCTTGTAAGTGCGTCGGTCCCGCTTTTTCATGAGCGCCCGGCGCTCTTTTCTTATAGGTGTAATGATGGCGATGCAGCCGATTGCCAGATCGACCGCAGCCGCCGTTTTTAATCCGCACCCGTGAAGAAGGAGTGCCGTGAACATGCTCGCCATGAATATGGCCGAGCAAACCTCGTTTATAATCTTTGTTTTCATCCTGCACTCTCCTTCTTCCGGGGATTCTTTGGTGTTCTCGTTATCTTGATCGGTACGTGGTACTGCGCTTCGAAAAGTATTTCTAACGTCCGCATCATCTTTGGGAAATTTCTATCTAGGCCTCGAAGATATTCCTCGCGCTCTTCACGCTCCCTTTCGGTCATCTGCTTCTCTCGCAAGAATCAGCCCATCGATGTACCCATAAAGGACTGCCTGCGTCCCGGTATCCAACTTGGAGGACGCCTCCGCGATCTTTCCTACGAGAATCGCCCCGATATTGCTCAGGCTCTTTTCTGCTGTCTGCTGCTTCTTCATTGCTGTTCTCCTTTCCTGTAAACGCTTATCATTACCTCAGCGCTGAATGCCTGCTCCGGTGTCGGGCCGGTTGTGGTTCTCCCGGCAGGCTTGCTATTAAAGTGTTTCGGCAAATGCGGCTGTTACTTTCTTAACTGTTTCGTCTCCTTCCTTGAGGCCATCCTTGAGGCCCTCTTTGATGATCATCCCGTAAATCTCCACGGCCTTTCTTCTCCACTCCGCTGCTCTGACCTCTACCAGCTCGTTTGTTTTTCCCTCTTTCTTGAGGTCTTCGATTCTATCGTTGTAGTCGTCCAACTGTGTAAGTGCTGCATCATATGCGAGGTTAAGAATTTCAAGCTGCGTCATTTTGTTTCCTCCCTTGTAAGTGTGTTTTTTATTTACCATTTATTCTGTTTCGGTATACTTAATATAGCACGTGACTATACCGTTTGTAAACCGCTGATTTATATTTTTTGGGATTTTTCTTTTAATAGTTTTACATTGGTATATCTTTGTGCTAATATATAGTTGCAGTAAGAAATAAGCAGATGGAGGTGAATATATGAACGATATAAAGGACAGGATTAAAGAAGTCCGAAAAGAGGCCGGGCTTACACAGCAGGAGTTTGCAAGCGAGATCGGATTAGGAAAGCAGGCTGTTGTGTACTATGAGGGTGGTTATCGAGTTCCGAAAGGCCCAACGCTTGCACTTATCTGTGACCGTTTCCACATTAATAAGAAGTGGTTGCTGACAGGCGAAGGCGAGATGCACGTGGCCGGGCGGCCGCAGGTATCCCCGGAGCGAGAAAATGAGATTGCTCAGATCGTCGGGAAGATGTACCTCGACGATGACGGATTCCGGACGAAGCTGATAAAGGCAATCGCAGGCCTGACCGATGACGAGTTAAGATGTGTTAAAGATTTTGCTGAAAGTCTTGTCCGAGAGCAGGAAAAGTGAGACAATTTTGTCCGGAGAAAGACAGCAAGGGAGCTGCACCAAACGGTGCAGCTCCCTCTTTGCTTAGAAAGGCAGATTTTCGATGATGCAGTATATCAGATAGAGCAAATCGGGTTTATCGCAGCTCTGTATCTTATCCGTGATCATCTTCTTAATCTCTTCCATGGATTGCCTCCTTGAACTTCTTTAGCGTGATGTATGTAGCACGCACGATTGACGTATCAAGGACAGTTAACAGCTTCGTGATTTCTTCAATCAGTTCCTTCTTATCCATGTTTTCCATGTTTTTCTCCCCCTTCGAATAAAAGGGTACCGCTCCGCTTTCCGTTTGGGTATTGCAGATCTCAAGCGTTTTTTGACTTAAATATTTTTTGACACATGCAGGAGGATTCAGACCAAAATTACGAGGTGTAAAAATGAACACAGTGGAGTTGTCAGAACGATTTGGGAAGATGTGGAAAGACGCGCGGACTGCTGCAGGATTCAGCCAGGTACAGGCCGCTAAGGCTATGGGAGTAAGCCGGGCGACGATTGAAAATTGGGAGAATGGCACGAGCTCGCCATCTCAAAAGGCGGGATTTATCTATTTTTACAAGCTTGGCGTTCAGCCGCTTCCGTACTATCTGCGCGTGCTGTATCCCGTGGAAATGGAAACCGTAGACACGCAGGAAGACGATGAAGAAGTTACGGAAGCGCTCCTGACCATGATGCGTGACCTTCCGATTTCGTACAAGAAAAAGCTCCTATATGTGTCCTACGGTGATCACGGGTCTTCTCCTGCTGCCGTTCTTGATATGGTCTGCGCCCACCTTCATACTCCGCTTCTGATGAGGATCGGCGTAGCGGCTCTGATTAAGTCTAACTTTGTCCTTGCGCTGTCGATCGGCCGGCTGATCGGAGGAAGCCAGGCGATGCCTGACGTGATGCTGCTGGAGCGAGCAATTACAAGGGCAAGAGAAGCAGTCAAGCAGAAGAGCGAGAGCTACACCGCACTTTAACGCGTTTTAGTCCAAGATTTAGTCAAAGATTTAGTCAAAGTTGAGTCAAAGTTGAGTCAAAGTTTGGTCAAAGTTGGGTCAAAGTTGGGTCAAAAGAAAGAACCGCTCTGTTATGCAGGGCGGCTCTTTCTTGCAACAATCAATATTCACTCTAGTAACACAGATATTATACCACACTTCGGTGTGGTTTTTTTGTGCGCAAATTTTACGGAGCGCCATCGTGGGCCTCTTCTTCCTGCGGTTTTATGCTATCGGCATGAGATGGACATATTACAACCCCAATCCAATAGCGGCCCGGACGGGCGATTGTACCGTCCGGGCGATATCCAAGCTTACGGGCCAGACGTGGGAGCAAACATACATTGATCTGTGTGCCTTTGGTCTTATGATGTGTGACCTTCCTGCAGCCAATTCCGTGTGGGGCGGTTATCTCCGGAGCAAAGGCTTTCACCGGTATCTGATCCCGGACACTTGCCCGGACTGCTACACAGTCAATGATTTCGCAGAGGATCACCCAAACGGGGATTATCTGCTTGCTCTAAATGGTCATGTCGTCGCTGTCATGGACGGTCACTATTTTGACTCGTGGGACAGCGGTGCAGAAGTGCCAATTTACTATTGGCAGAAGGAGGGATGATGTACCAACCATATTATCAACCGTTTCAACAGCAGCAAATGCCTGACTTCCTGCGGTCGCAGTATCAGCAGGCACCGCAGCAGCAAAGCACCGATGAAAGAATCTGGGTGTCGTCTCCTGCTGCAGCAGATGCTTATCTGATGGCTCCCAACAGCTTTGTGAGATTGTGGGACAGCTCGCGCCCTGTCTTTTACGAGAAGCGTTCTGATGCTTCCGGTCGTCCATACATGGAGGTTTACGAGTACAGCCGCAAAGATATGCAGGCGCAGGAGAAAGCACCCGCCACAGACTACACAGACCGCTTCAAGAGCATAGAGGAGCGTTTATCTGCTCTGGAAAGGAGCCGCAATGAATCTGATGAGAAACAACCCGATGCAGATGCTAAATGAATTTAACCGCTTCAAAAGCGAATTCAAGGGAGACCCGGAGGAAGCTGTAAAAAAGCTCGTTGCATCCGGGAAGATATCACAGAAGCAGCTCAATGACTTGCAGACAGCTGCGCAGACCTTCAAGGGTCTTTTCAATCTTTGAATCATCCGTGCGCACGGTGATCATACAATCAACCATTTTTAAGAAAAGGAGATAAAAATATGAGCTTATCTAGCGATATGAGCCCCGCCGATATCCGGGCTTGTACTGGTGGCAACAACGACACATTCGGAGGCTCTGGCCTTTGGATGATCGTGCTTTTCCTCATCTTCGGGATGTTCGGATGGGGAGGCTTTGGAGGCTTCGGAGGATGGGGCAACGGCTCCGGTGGTGTTTCCGAGAATTACGTTCTTGCTTCCGACTTTGCAACCCTGCAGAGGCAGATCGACAGCGGCATTTCGTCCCTTGAGCGCAAGGGCGACGCGATCCAGAACGGAATCTGCGATGGCTTCTATGCACAGAATTCTGCCCTTCTGACCGGCTTCGGCAACACGGACAAGGCAATCATGCAGGGCGGGTATGAGACGCGTAACGCGATCCAGCAGAACCAGATCACTGACATGCAGGGCTTCAATGCACTGCAGGCTCAGCTTGCACAGTGCTGCTGCGACAACAAGGCCGCAATTGCTGACGTGAAGTATGCTATGGCGATGGGGAACAACGCCATCCAGCAGGAGGTCGGCAACGGATTCTGCCAGCAGAACTATGCGAACGCGACCAACACGCGCGACATCATCGACGCGATGAACAGCGGTTTCCGCGCTCTCGATCAGAAGATGACCGCGCAGGAGCTTGCAGCGAAGGATGCACAGATTGCAGACAAGAATCAGCAGCTCTTCATGGCTCAGCTTGCGGCATCGCAGGCAGCGCAGAACGAAACGCTGAAAGGCTACATGAACGGGCAGTTTGCATACTACAACCCCCGCCCGGTTCCGTCCTTCACCGTGCCGAATCCTTATAACGGCTGCGGCGGCTGCTATGGTAACTGCTGAGAAAGGAGGCTGTAATGGCTGAATACATCAGTAACGCATCGCAGACCGTCGCGGCAGGCGCTCCGGTATTGTTTGCAAACTCGAATAATGTCGGATGCTCCTGCGGTATTCCACACAGAAGCGGCTCCGGTCTCTTTACCTTGAGAGGCGGGCACAAGTACCGCGTGAGGTTCGGGGCGAATGTGTCGGCTGCGGCGGCGACCACAGCAAGCACTCTTGCCATCGTCGTGAACGGGGAGGCGATACCAGGAACACAGATGATCACTACTTCCGTAGCGGCGGGTGATCTTGGCAACGTCTCTTCCGAAGTGATCCTTTGTGTGCCGAAATGCTGCTGCTATCAGCTCAGCATCCGGAACGAAGGCGCGCAGGCGGCGACAGTGCAGAACGCGAATTTGATTATTGACAAGGAGGCATGATGAAAGAATCTATGTACAGACTGAAATCCATGCTTTGCGACGAACTGGACGAAATTGCCGGGCGAGGCGAGCTGTCTTCCGGTGATCTGGAAACCGTCCACAAGCTGACCGACACCATAAAGAACATCGACAAAATCGAGGCTCTGGAAGGCGAAGGATACAGCGGAGGCGACCGGATGCCCTACGGCAGATACAGTGGCTCCCGTCACTATGTGCGAGGCCACTATACCAGAGGGCACTACAGCATGGCAGAAGGCAAGGCGAGGATTGCGGATCGCATCGAAGAGATGATGCAGGACGATGATCTGACGACTGCAGAGCGCTCCGCACTTGAGAGAGCGATGGACGCGCTCAGATAAGGCGGCAGCACATGGACATGAGAGAGATCAACCGCGAGATCGAGCGCCTTGAGTGCGGCAATACTACATACGGCGCTTGCGAGAAGCTGTCTATACTCTACTCGGTCAGAGATCACGCAGAGAGTGCAGCGCCTTCGGTCTACTCTTATGCGCCAGAGCCTCAGAGGCAGCCACAAACAGAGTTTGAAGAGGCGGCCTCTGCCGCTGACTGGGATCAGCTTATGGACGTGCTGAATGAACATTTTGACGTGATAAAAGCGCTGCACCCGAAAGAGTACAGCGCTGTCATTCGAAAGATCAAAAGCAAGGCATAATATAAGGGTCGGGAGTGATTCCCGGCCCTAATTTCTCGTACAACTTACGTGCCATTAACACAAGATAATGGCACGTAAGTTGTACGAGAAATTAGCTCTTGATTTTGGCTCCGGTCGTGGTAATATATCTTTCATGCGGCGCTAGTTCAGCGGTAGAATATGACCTTCCCAAGGTCGGGATGCGGGTTCAACCCCCGTGCGCCGCTCTATAAAATGATCTTAACCTTGTGATCCTGATAGACCAAAATTTCTTTGACCGTTCGTCTCCAAAAGAGGCGGCGGTTTTCTTTATTCAGTAAAAAATACGTTTCCTTCCACCCTGCAGGAAGGATGACCTTTCTTGCAGCTTCCGGAGCTTTCAGATCTCTTTCCTTGTCTCTGAGTGCGTCCCGTCTTTGCTGATACTCTTCTTTTGTAATCATATCGTCTTCGTAAAGCTCAGCAAGGCGCTTCTTCTTGTCTTCAATCTTCTTTTTTTCCTTATTATAGTCGGCAAGGGCCGTTGTGATTGAGGATTTTGACAGGTTATAATTGTACTCAGATACCGCAGATTCCAGTTCTTTCAGAAGCGCATCTTCCAGGAATTCCTCATTGATCCCGCACCCTTTGCAGATGGGATGGATGAAGTCATTAACATGTTTCGGGCACTGATAGATAATCTGTATGTAGTCACCACGCTTTCCCGAGTGCCTGCGGCGTGATGTGCTGGACATCCTTCGCCCGCAGTATCCGCAACGGCACATGCCCTGAAACGCAAAGGTAACGCCTGTCCTGATTGGCTTGCGGATGTTCTCGCTCATTCTCTGCATAATTGCATCGTGCTGCTCTTTGGTGATATACGCCGGCACTTTGCATCCGTATGCGTCCCCGTAGTAGGTAGGTCTTTTCAGCACGTCATTCGCCGTCCTCCGGTGGAATGTCACGCCTTTTTCCTTTGCGTTTTTCACACACTCATCAAGCGGCAAGTAATCCAGGTATCCTTCTAAGAGAGCGCGAACGCCGTCCTCTGTCTCCGGATCAATCGCAAGGGTCTTCCCTTCTCTTTTGTATCCGACCGGCACCGTTCCGACATACTCTCCGCGTGCCCGCTTGTAGTCCATGACGGATTTTATTCGCTCGGAAGTCCGATCCGCTTCCGACTGAGCGACCGAAAGCATGATATTGACTTTGAAAACGCCTGCAGAGGTTTCAGTTTCGTAATCCTCCCAGATTGCCCGCCACGGAACGCCAGCCATCTGCTCCACGCAAGCATAGTAGTCAGCGACCGACCGGAAGAAGCGGTCTAACTTCGTGAAAAGGCAGATATCGACACGCTTCTGTTGGCAGTCTTTCAGCATTTGCAAAAGTGCCGGCCGGTTCTTGTAGCTCTTCCGGGCACTGATTCCCGCGTCATTATAGATGCCAGCTATCTTATATCCGTTGTCCTCGCAGTATTTCTGCAGGGCAGAGATTTGGCTGTCTACTGACAGCCCGTGATCTCTCTGCTCTGCAGTACTTACGCGGACATATAAAGCTGCCCGCTTCATTCTCCCAACTCCTTGTTAATCTCTGCAAGTCTTGCAAGGAGTTTTTCACGCTCTTCGAGGAGCTTTGCACGCTGATCCTCTTTCTTCTCTTCTTCTACTGTCTCGGATACAATCTTGTAATCCGGGCAGGTCTCTCCGGCAAGCTCTTCTTTAAATTTTTCCAGTGCCTTCTCCGGTACGTGCAGTACATCGATCACACATCCTTCTGGGATGATCGTTTCCCAGTTGTTGCGGCTTCCGCCAGACTTCGGAGAACCTTCTACAAAAATGACGTCATCGCCGACAACCGCTCCGGAATCGCGTCCCCATGCTCTAGCAATGACCTTGTTGAAGGCTGATACAGGTGCACGGTCAGCCTTTGCGTAAAGGGATTCCAGACGCACCGTGTAAAGCTTTCCGGCATCCTCGATATCTGTATATCCGTATACATCCTTGATGATGGCGCGAACTGCATCCAGCATTTCCTCTGGAGCTGTCCAGCACTTCTTAGCTGCGTCCCATCTTGCGCCGCCGACCTTCGCCTTCAAAGCGTCGATGAAATCGCGGTTATAAGGCGTATAAATTTCAACCTTGCCACCTACGTTTTCAACTCTGATTCCTTCCATTTTAATTTCCTCCTTGTAAGTGAGCTTCCTGCTCTCTTTTGATGCTCTTATCTTACTATACATTTATTTATTTGTAAATAGTAATCATCAAATAAATAATAAAATATGTAAAAAAAGAGAACCGGAAGAACCGGCTCTCTTTCATGCCCCGCTTACGCAGGGAGGTTTTGTTTTCCTTCATGGCTACAAGGATCACCCCCGCTTACGCAGGGAAATTTTGTTTTCCCTTATGGCTATAAGGATCACCCCCGCTGATGCGGGGAAGTTGTTTATATTTTGCTTCAAATACAGTCAGTTGTCAATTCCCATGATGAGTTTTGACACAAGTTCTGACTTCGACAAGCCCGCCTTTGCTGCTTCCCGAAGGAGTTTTTCGCACACACTCGACGGAAGGGAAAATGTCACCGTCTGGCGCTCGTTGTCCTCATCAATTTCCCCGAAGATTTCATCGTACTCTTCCCCGGAAAGATAATCCTCGGCCCACTTCTGAGCCTGCTGGTACGTTATTGGGACGATGCGTTCCCCACCGCTCCACTGATTGTTTCCATCATAGGTGTTGTATTTGCTCATCGGGCCGCCTTCTCCGTAGATGAAGAATTCGCCGTTTCTCTTTCTATACAACTCTTCCGACCAGTGTCGGAAATCGCGCGGGCCACCGCCTTCTGAGTATACGGCTATTCTCTCTGCCGTGTCCGTATTGTACCGCTTCCCGTCAATTACCTTATACATTTTACACCTCCTCAAACTTTCCCGTTTCCATATAATAACGGCGAACGCCGTCTGCTCCATTGAAGAACCCTCCGACCTGCCCGGAAAGCTCATCTTCTCCGTACTGTGTAACGCGCTCAACGGATACAGGGTGGAAGAACCCTTCTACTTCAAAGAGTCCGTCCTCCGTAATATCGCAAAGGTTTTTTACCTTTCCCGTTAATCCAAAATTCTGATTCCCGATTTTTGCTACCTTCATTTTTTCCTCCTTGTAAGTGATCTTTTCGATCTCTTTTGATGCTCTTATCATACTATACGTTTATTTATTTGTAAATAACTAGTATCAATTATTTACATAAAAAAGAGAGGCCCATTATAGGCCTCTCTTGTCTGCATCCCCACCAATGCAGTTGTGCAGCGGTTTCCCTCGCTCACTGCCCCGCCGGATACCGGTTACTCCCGCTCTGCTTTGCTTCTGATTTCTTTCGCGTATGCCGTGACCCACGGGATGCCTAAGAGTTTGTCCGTGGCAGAATACCACCACGACTGCAGGCACCTTGTGGATACATCCATTTTCTCCGCAGCACTCTCCTGCGTGTGGCACTCATCAAGCATAAGCCGCACAACTTCCTTCTCGTTGGCGTTCAGCCTCGCCCGAATAATCGCAAAGTCTATGATCTGGCAGTCACCGCAGCGCCAGAAATCGCGGATCAGTGACCTATCCATACAATGCTCCTATAAGCCCGATAAAACTGGCCATGATTCCTGCGATGCAGATCAGATAGCACAATTTATAGTGCCACCCGTTGAGCCTGTCGTTCTCTTTCTGCAGGCGTTCTACTTCCATCTCTGCATTGATTGCCGTCTCGATAGCGTCCGCAAGGAGCATGTCTTGGGCGGTTATCTTTCTATCATCTTCCCGCATTTTCTGCAAAAATACATCCTCCGTCTGCGTGTCCCATCGTCATACAGCGTCACACAAAAGTCATGCCTGCAAAGTGCCCGCATAATCTTTCTGATCATCTCACGTACTCTTTCCCACCATGCTGTGCACAAATCCATCCGGACGGAATCTGCGCCCAGATATCTCCGCCGACTTCCTGCGTCTTGCTGATCGTGACGCGGGTTCCTGCTCTCAGGACAGCCTTTCCGTTTGTCGAGTATCCGTTTTTCTGCCCGTTTGGCGTGAGCTGGCTGTACTTCTTGATGCTCCCTGCTGCAGCTTCCCGCACAAAGAGATTGACGGTTGTCGTATAAGTGCAGCCTGCACGGTACCTTCCTTCTGTCTTTGGTTCCTTCTTCTCTGCCTTTGGCTTTTCTACAGCCTGCGCGGTGCGATCAAAGAGAGCCTTTTCTGCGTTTCTTCTTCTGGTAAGGCCCGGCAGGACCTTCCCGCCCGCCTTGTTATATGCAGGTATCTTTGCGGAAATCTGCTCGATGCTGCGCGTTCCGTTCGCCGTGAGCTGATTGATCGACCCCAGATTAAAGGCAAAAGACACAAGCGCATCAAACTGCTGCTGCGTCCAGTGATACTTACCATTAAAGGAGTTGACGTTTGCCTGCGCCTTCTCCGTGTCCTTGCGCAGATACTCATCAGCTTCAGCCTGCGTGATCTTCGTGCCTACGCGCATGGAATTTACGTCTGCTCCGGTGTGCCCGTACCCCACCGTTTTTATTCCTACCGGATCTCTGTACACCTTGAGCTGGCAGCCCTCAAATTCTTTGATGAGATTAAGGCCCTCAGAGGATACAACCATCACTTATCCTCCTTGATCCTGGTAGCGTCCACATACGCCTCAAGTGCTGCATACATCGCAGCAGATACCACGGTCGCTACAACGCCGATTGTGGCCACCACGTCGCTGCCGGTCTGTATGCCTGCGATACTTGCCCCGATTGATCCAAGCATAGCCGCAACGGCTACCCAAAATTTCCTGCTTGTCAGCTTTCTGATAATGTCATCCTTGCTCATTTCCTTCATCCTCCTTATTGATATCCAGTGTGTCAAAAGTGTCTTCCGTCTTCCGTCCTGTAATCTTGATAAATGCACACGCGCCGACCTCTGTGCCGAAAAATGCGTATAAGCACGTTGTTACCGTGTCGTGTGTGATTCCGGTTACTGTTGATAAGATCAGTTCTGCGACCGTGTACAGGAGCACGACCGTAAAAGAAAATACCAGGTATTTTGTGAGTGCCTTATTCTTCATGTCCGAGCCTCTTGTTGATATCGTCGATCCGATTAAATGCCGTCTTAAGGTCGCGCTTTACAACCGCAATTTCCTGCTGCGCATCATTGACCTGCTTCTGCATCGCCTTTACATCAGTCTTTATGTCGGTGAGCGTACCGCACACGCTATCGAGCTTGAGGTTTGCTTTTAGGCAGGATGTGCGGATTTCCTCCATCTTTGCATCTTCCCCTTGTGTGTTCTTCTTCTGGCCATTAAAAAAGTTGGCAAGCGATATAATGCAGCCAATCATCGCCACCACAAAGGCAATGCTTACGGTCTGATCAGTTCCCATTTCTCTCTCCTTGAATTTGATATAAGTAATTTTCTGCCTTTTCTGCGCCACCGCTCGCCATCTTTGCTATACTTTTCTCGTAGCGCTAAAAACACACTAGGAGGGCACCATGGAAAAAGGTAGTCAAAAAGGAAATGCCAAGAAAGGTGACAAATTAATTTCTGCCGTAGTTGTCTTGATTCTGATGCTTGCCATATCCAACATCGGCAGGTCTAAAGATGACAATTCACCAGAAAAAGCACAAACTGTCGCTGTGGAAACCGTAGAAACGCAGGAAGACGAACATACAGAAGACATTGCTTCTACAGAGGATGCTGTGACAACCGAGGAAGACGAAAAGCAAGCATTAAAAGATGATATGATTCAAAAATATCACCTCGTAGTTCTCGCAGGGCCGCACGATGATAAGACCGGAAAACTGCATGTAGCAGGATATACGGCTGTAGTTCATCCGCAAGACATTGCGGAAGAGTATTACAAGGCGTTTTTCGAAGACGATTCCGAAATTCATTGCTTATGGAGCAATGCTTATAACACAATTTCCAAAATATCTTTAATTGATAGTAACACTTTGGACGTTACCGTCCATGAGTACCGGGACAAAGAAGAGCACTATGCAGATCAGATTTTGGGCGGACAAGTATACGAGCAGTACCTGGTACACCTTGACACCGGAGAAGTCGAAAAAGTAGATTTGAGCGAGTAAAGTTTTTAGGCATAATAAATCCCAGGCTATTGCCTGGGATGATTACTACTTAATTATTTCTGCTCTATGGTCTCCCCACATCTTTCATTGTTTACTAAGCTATTTTGTTTGAAACTCCCATATCCCGCCTCCGCCATGGCCCATACCAATTTCGGTTCTCCCAATCTTTGTGGAAGTAGCTTTAACTATGGCAAGACAGTAGTATCCTCTTACGTCTCCATCTCCAGTAATTCCAAAATCACTCCATATCACATCGCCACCATATATATTAACTTTACTTTCGTAGCCGTGATTATCTCCTCTCAAAATAAGATAAAGATTTCCCACGACAGCATTGTTATACGAAGCTCCTCCAGTTACTTTAACGAGATTGCTAAATAAGTCTTCGGGTTTGACTTTACTCCCCCCCCACGACACGGATAAAATGGCATAATGTCCTCCTTACTTATATACGATGGCCGTAACGGTTATCGTCCCGGAAACCATGGTACCGTAAGCCGTCCACCCAACATGCACCACATTCCCATCTATTTTCGCCGGAAATCTTGACGTCCCATATTTAGGTTTTAAACTATTGAAATCTGTACTGGTTATGTTTGCAATACCAATAACTTCCCCGCTGAACTTAAGTGCGGTATCAAAGCTGCCATAGTAGCCCATGTCACCATTTTGTGTCCACGAGTATGATCTTTCCTCAAATACTATTTTCTTACCCCCACGGCACGGATAGAAACTCATTATGCCAGCTCCTCTCCGAACAGAAGAAGATACTGCTCTCTCACATCTGCCCTGTACTGCTCATCTACGTCCTCGATGGTCTTAGACCCACGATAGATGCATCTTGCTAAAATTCTTGCTTTTGCTTTTGTCATGATTTTACTCCTTTAAATGATTTCTGACATTTCCATTGATCCATACAAAACTCCTGCTGAAAGTTTTACGCTGATCGATGAATCTGTTGCCTGAACAAACGCTGCGTATATATGTACTGTGCTTGACGGCGACATTGTAGTAATTTCATCCCAAATGATCTTTGCTCCAGAAACGGAATATTGCCTTTTTTGATTATCACTTGTAGCTCCGGTAATCATAATTGCATAGTATTTCCCAACAGCAGATTCTTTAAACGTAAAAGATCTAATGCTGCTCGTTCCGGAACTTCCACTACTATAGACCTTCTTTGAAGATGTTATCTTTCTACCCCCCCACCACGACACGGATAAAATGGCATATTGATACCCTCCTTATGCGATCAGATCAGCCATAGCGTCCTCAAGGTCTGTGATGCGCTGATCCCTGATCTCGTCTGCTGTGTAAGCTCTGGTGGTGAAGCGAGCCACGATAGCACCGTCAGCAGCAAGCTCTACCTGTGCACCCGTGTACACGGTCTCAGAGATAGGCTCACCAGCAAAGGTGCCGCCGATGAGGTTGTCTGCCTTCTCAAACTCGTCCTTAATCGCATCAAGAGCTGCGAATGTGGTTGCATCAAAAACCAGAGTATTGATGGTGCTTGTGTCTCTGAAATCAAATGTTTTTCCGTTCTTGAACTTGAGTGTCTTCATGCTTTATCTCCTTTAGTTTCTTACTGTGATGCACGCATCGAATGCGCTTTCCTGCGCATCAAATGTCACTGTGCAAGTTCCTGCTGTTGCTACTACGTTTGTCGGTGAAATTCCGTAAAGCGTTGCATACGGCGTTATCAAAGAGTTTTCTGTAATGCTTGCATCATTGAAAGTCAGCGTCCCTCCCGCCGCGGTGAGCGACTGCGCAGGCAAACGCTTTTCCGTTTTTGCGTCCACACTCTTTAATGCATCCGCGCTTGGCAGCTTTCTCACGAGACTCGCTGCGCTTTTGATCTGTTCTAGTGGGAGAACATTTTTAAAGACAGAGTCCAAAACATTGCCGATTTGTGTGCTTTCCTCGTTTAGTTCTGCACGCAGATCTCCGGTTGCCTCGTCAAAAGTGACGGATGCACCCTTAATTGTTCCGTCTTCTGCTACCGAAATCGTGCTTCCGTCTGGCTTTACAATTCCAGCTTTCGCAGTAGTCGCAATGCTGACTGCGCCCATCGTCTCGGCCTTCTCTGCCGCCTTCTCTGCCCTTGCAGCAGCCGCTACTGCATTGTCTTCGTTTTCCTTAGCAGCCGCTGCGGATTTTCCCGCATTCGTTTCCGAAGTTTTTGCCGCAGATGCGTATTCTGCCGCCGCAGTTGCGGATTTTCCTGCATTCGTTTCCGAAGTTTTTGCCGCAGA